TACAAGAAGCTAAACAAGTTGTTGCTAGTTCTACTTTTGAAGTATTTGATGAGGCTGTTCGTAGAAACCCAAACATTATGCGTATGGGTCGTATTCAAAAAATTCGTAGAAGAATTCGTAGAAATGCAAAAGGCAAAATTATTGTACAAAAAAATGTAAAACGTTCTGGCGTCAAAGGTTACCGAGTATCAGGTAATACACTAAAAAGAATACCTGCTGCTGAAAGATTAAGAAAAGCAAGAAAACTCAAACAATCATGGAAAACAACTAGACGAGCAACGCTACGCAGAACATTAATGAAACGTAAAATGTCTATGCGTAGAAGAGCTTCAATGGGGTTAAGATAAAATGCCAACAACAATAACAAATTCTAAAAGATCAAAATCTGTAATTCGTATTACAGGCAATACGGCTACTAGAGTTAACCTAAATCAACTTTCAACAAACACAACTACTGAATTAGTTGCTGCGGCTGAAATTACACATATAACAACTTCTACTGATGGTAAGTGGATTGTTTATCGTGGTAACGATGCAACAGGTGAACCAGTTCTCACATTGTTTGGCGAAAATGATATTCCTTTTGCACAGTATGATGTTAGTATTGCTGGTGCAAATACTGGTGCAAACCTCTATTTTACAAATTCAGGAACAGATGGTACTCTCGTTGTCGTTTTAAGTAAGACAGCAACATACACAATTGATCCAGACACTGGAGCAGTCATATGAAACTAATTAGAGAAACTGTAGAACAAGTAAAATATCTTACCGAAACCACAGAAAACGGTAAGAAACATCTTTATATTGAAGGTACATTCCTTGTTGGCGATAAAGTAAATCGCAACAATCGCATGTACAAGATGGATACATTGCGTAACGAAGTTGCTCGTTATGATGAAGAATACATCAAAACAAATCGTGCTCTTGGTGAGTTAGGACATCCTGACACACCATCATTGAATTTAGAAAGAGTGTCACATAAAATCGTTTCTCTCGCTGAAGACGGAAACACATTTTATGGCAGAGCGCTAATTCTCGAAACTCCATATGGGCAAATTGCCAAAAATCTTATCGAAAATGATGTAAGTTTGGGAGTTTCTTCAAGAGCTTTAGGTTCAGTTATTCAGACAAAAGAAGGTTATAGTTTAGTGCAAGATGACTTGAAATTAGCAACTGCTGCTGATATTGTTGCAGATCCTTCTGCACCAGGTGCCTTTGTTCAAGGTATTATGGAAAACAAAGAGTGGATGTTTGTTGATGGAAAATTCGTTGAAGCAGACTTTGATTTTGCTAAAAAACAAATCAAACAAGCATCATCACAACAAATTGAACAAGTTGCGCTAAAATTATTTGAAAACTTTTTACGAAAACTTTAATTTTTATAAATAGAAAATCATAAGGAGATTCCTAATGGCATCAAATAAATTAATGGAAGCAGCAGCTGATATTCTTGCAGCAAGCAAGGCTAAAGCTCCTGCTATGCCACCTGAAAAACTACAAGGTGAGATGGAAGACTTGGGCGGGCCAACACCTGAAAATGGCAAGCCAATGGATGATTCTCAAAAGATTCATGCTGCTGCTAAAGCACCAGATAATTCTGCCAAAAACAAAGCTACCATTTCTACAAAACCATCTGCTGCTTCGCCAGACACTCAACTTCATATGAAGAAAGAGTCTGCTGAAGAAACATCTGATGAAGTTTTAGATGAAAAAGCACACATGGACATGATGAAAAAGAAGATGAAAGAAGATGTAGACGCACTTTTTGGTGACGACACTACTATCTCTGAGGACTTCAAATCTAAAGCAGCTACAATCTTTGAAGCTCGGGTAATGGATCGTGTTTCTCAAATTCAAGAAGAACTTGAGACACAGTATGCCTCTATGCTTGAAGAAGCTGTAGAAGACATTAAGAATGATCTAACACAAAAAGTTGACGACTATCTTTCATATGTCGTTGAACAATGGATCGAACAAAACGAAATTGCAATCGAATCTGGTCTTCGTGCTGAACTCACCGAAGAATTCATTGCAGGTCTTCGTAACCTATTCGCAGAACATTATATCGATGTTCCTAACGAAAAGGTCGACCTCGTTGACGAACTTGCTGGTAAAGTCGAAGAACTTGAAGGCAAACTCAACGAAGAAATCGAGCGTGGCGTTGAACTAAAGAAATCATTAGTTGAGTCACGCAAACAAGAAGTTACCCGTGCTGTTTGCGAGGGTCTCACCGCAACTCAAGTTGAAAAAATCAAGTCGCTCGCAGAGAGTGTAGACTTTTCCACAGAGGAAGAATACAAAGAAAAACTTGAAACAATTCGTGAGAACTACTTCCCATCTGGCGTTAAAAAGGCCGATGCTGCACAACTGCATGAACAAGTAGAAGACGCCGATGAAAAGAAATCTGTTATTACAGACCCATTTGTCGCCGCAGTCTCACAAGCTATTTCCAAAACTAAATTACAATAATTAAGGAGATTTTCTAATGTATCTTTCCGAACATCTACAACAAAAATGGGCTGGCGTTCTAGACCACCCAGACCTCGCTCCAATTAAGGATCCATATCGTAAGGCCGTTACAGCCGTTGTTCTTGAGAACCAAGCTCAAGAAATGCAAAAGGCTGCTGGTATGCTTAACGAAGCAGTACCTACAATGTCAGCTTCTGCTGGTTTAGGTTCTGGCGGTGCTGCCGGTTTCGGTGGTTCTGCAGCTGCTCCAGTTGCTGGTTTCGACCCAATCCTCATCTCGTTGGTTCGCCGTTCGTTGCCTAACCTCATCGCTTATGACATTTGCGGTGTTCAGCCAATGACAGGCCCAACAGGTCTTATCTTCGCTATGCGTTCACGCTATAGCAACCAAACAAGTGGTACAGAAGCTTTCTATGACGAAGCCAACACAGGTTTCTCTGGTCTTGGTACCGCTCAAACAACTCTTGCTGTTGGTTCTGCAACTGCTAACACATTCGTTGCTAACGGTGCAGGCGTTGCTGCTATGTCTACCGCTCGTGCTGAAGCACTTGGCGATGGTCAGGCTGCTAACACTTTCCAAGAGATGGCATTCTCCATCGAGAAGGTTACTGTAACCGCTAAGACTCGTGCTCTTAAGGCAGAATACTCAATCGAACTCGCACAAGACTTGAAGGCAGTTCATGGTCTTGACGCAGAAACAGAATTGAGCAACATTCTTTCTTCTGAAATTCTTGCTGAAATCAACCGTGAAGTTATCCGTACAGTTTACTCTGTTGCTAAAACAGGTGCTCAAGTCGGTACAACAACAGCTGGTACATTCAACCTTGACACCGACTCTAACGGTCGCTGGATGGTTGAAAAAGTTAAGGGTCTTGCTTTCCAAATCGAGCGTGAAGCGAATACAATCGCCAAGCAAACTCGTCGTGGCAAGGGTAACATTCTTCTTTGCTCGTCGGATGTTGCTTCTGCTCTTGCAATGGCTGGTATCCTTGACTACAACTCAGCACTTCAGTCTCAAGTTAACCTAACAGTTGACGATACAGGCAACACATTTGCTGGTACAATGTTTGGTCGTATCAAGGTCTACATCGACCCATACTTCCCAGCAGGTTCCACATCTGAGTTCGCAGTTGTTGGTTATAAGGGTTCTAACGCTTATGACGCTGGTATTTTCTACTGCCCATACGTTCCTCTACAGATGGTTCGTGCAGTTGACACTGGCACCTTCCAGCCAAAGATTGGTTTCAAGACTCGTTACGGTCTAGTTGCCAACCCATTCGCAGAAGGTACTACAGCAGGCGCTGGTGCTCTAACCAACCTTGCAAACGTGTACTATCGTGCATTCAAGATCGCCAACTTGATGTAAACCCCGTTAAGAGGGTCTTTAAAGAGGGACAGAAATGTCCCTCTTTTTTTATGGATAAATAATTCTATGACAGCACTATCAAGAAATCCATCTAATCCAAACTTTTTGCAACCGAACAAGTTCATGTTGAACTTTTCGAGAGCGCCTGCGCTTCGTTATTTCTGCCAAACAGTAACGGTGCCAGGCATTTCAACTACAGAGATACCTCAACCAAACCCATTTGTTGAATTGTATTTGCCTGGCGAAAAACCAGTTTACGATGTTTTGAATATTACATTTATGGTTGATGAAAAATTGGAATCATGGAGAGAAATACACGATTGGATTCGTGCGATGACTTTTCCATATTCGTATGAAGAATACCAGACACTTTCGAATTTGAATCCATACGCACAGAGATTGCCACAATATTCGGATGCCACATTAACTCTTCTATCTTCGGCAAATAATCCAATATTAGAATTTAAATTTTATGATGTTTTCCCCATCTCTATCAGTTCGTTTGTAATGTCTTCAACTGATTCACCAGACAGCATCATCACCGCTGATGCCACATTCAGGTATTCTTTATACGATTTAGTTGTACCTGCTTGATTTTTAATTGAAACTGTGATACCCTCTCTTTATAGGAGGCTTTTTAATGAGTAAACTTGATGATTTGTTGGCCATGTGGGCGAAAGATTCTGACATTGATCGCACAGAACCTGGCAAAGCACTACTTGATATTCCCAAACTTCATAGTAAGTATCTTAACATACTTTCGAATCATCGTCTATTGATTCGTGAGGCTGAGTTCAAATATAACCGAATGAAGAAAATCAAATGGGAATATTACACAGGTAAACTAGATGATGACCAATTGAACAAGCATGGATGGGAACCATTTCCATTTGTGCTAAAGTCGGACATTAATACATACTTTGATGCAGATGAAGATTTAAATCGTTTATCTGCACAGAAAATAATGCATGAAGAAATTGTTGAAGTTTGTAATTCTATTTTGAAAGAACTTAATTCACGCACATATCAGTTAAGGTCTTTTATTGATTGGGAAAAGTTTATACAAGGAGTATAATATGTTGAATAAAATTTTTTTTGTTCCACTATTACAAATAGAATGTGATGATTGGATAAACAAAAAAAAAATATTGTTAGATTTGTTAATAGATAACGAAAGTTTTATTAAAAAAGATGGAAATTTGTATACTGACTTTCACAATCAAAAAAGAAAACAAATAGATGTAAAAAATATTTTTGAAAATGAACTAGAACAATTTAAAAATAGTTTTAATTTTCAAAAATTACACATTGGAAATTCTTGGTTCGAAAAAGCTAAAAAAAATCAACATCATACAATACACAATCATAGCAATTACCATTATAGTGCTGTATGTTATATCAGTTATTGCGAACAAGAACACGAACCAATAATTTTTGTTTCGCCTTTTAATAATTTAGTATATAACACAACTATGTTTTATAAACCAACAGATGTAAAAGAAGGAACCATCATATTTTTTCCTTCAGTTATAAATCATTATACCACACCAAATAATTCAGAACAAGATAGATTAGTTGTTTCTTTTAATATGTTTGTAGAGTAATTTTTGTATATGATATCACTCAAAAGTTTAAATGAATCGTTTATTAAATTTGAATGTGAAAAATCTATAGCTCAAGAGTTGTCGGATTATTTTACTTTTTTTGTGCCGGGTTATCAGTTTACTCCACAGTATAAGTCTAGAATTTGGGATGGTAAAATTCGTTTAGCGGACCTTCGTTCGTTTACCATATATCGTGGTCTAATACCATACATTGAAAAATTTGCGAAAGAAAGAAGTTACGAATTAGACATTCAGGACAATTTGAATGTTTCTGATGAGTTATCTTTAAAGGAGGCAACAGAGTTTATAAATTCATTAAAGTTGCCTTTTGAACCTCGTGACTATCAAATCAAATCATTCATACATGCTATACGAAATCGCCGCATGTTGTTGTTATCGCCAACAGCATCAGGTAAATCTCTCATAATTTATTTGATTGTTCGTTACTTTCAAGAAATTGGTCTGAAGCGTGGTCTTCTAATTGTACCTAACATCTCTCTTGTAGCGCAGATGTATAAAGACTTCGAATCTTATGGTTATGATTCACTTGAGAACTGTCATGCGATTCATGGTGGTAAAGACAAACAGGCTAAAAAGTTTTTGTTTATTTCAACTTGGCAGTCTATCTACACACAACCAAAAGAATATTTCGAACAATTTGATTTTGTAATTGGCGATGAGGCACACTCTTTTAAGGCCAAATCACTCACAACAATAATGACGGGTTGTATTAATTCTAAATACAGAATAGGATGTACAGGAACTTTAGATGGTACTCAAACACACCGACTTGTATTAGAGGGTTTATTTGGACCAGTTTATCAGTCAACCTCAACATCCGATTTGATTGAAAAAAAGCAACTCGCCGATTTTAAAATCAAATGTTTGATACTGAAATATCCCGAAACTGTTTGTAAAGAAAGTAAAAAATGGGACTATCAAACAGAGTTAGACTACATTGTGACTAACACAAAGCGCAATGAGTTTATCAAAAATCTGGTTTTATCACTAGACGGGAACACTTTGATTTTGTTCCAACTTGTAGAGAAACACGGTAAAAAACTCTATGAATTGATAAAAGAAAACGCCAAAAATCGACATGTGTTTTTTGTTTTTGGCGGTACTGATGTTGAAGTTCGTGAATCTGTTCGTGCTATTACCGAAAAAGAAACAAACGCCATCATTGTAGCATCTTATGGTGTTTACAGTACAGGCGTTAACATACGCAACCTTCACAACATCGTTTTTGCCTCACCATCAAAGTCGAGGGTTAGAAATTTACAATCGATTGGTCGAGGCCTCAGAATAGGAGATAACAAACAAGAAGCAACCCTATTTGATATCGTTGATGACTTCAGAGTAGGCAAATTTGCCAACTACACATTGAAACATTTCCTTGAACGTGTTAAGATATATGATGAAGAAAAATTCAACTACAAATTTTACAACATAGAGTTAAAACTATGACAGAAGAACAAATTCAAGAAGTCTCGGTAAAAATTTTGAGACTCAACACAGGTGAAGATATTATCGGCGCTTGTTTAATGGATGATGAACACGGTTGTGTTGGTGTGGAAAATCCAATGAAGATACATCTTAAAAGAACTACGGCAGTTGGTCAATCAATGTTGTTTATGATGCCTTGGTTGCCTTTAGAAATTATTGAAGATAATTATGCAACAATTAATTATGAAGACATT